ACAAAAAATGAGACAAGATAAATGAATATTTTAAACTTATAGTAATTTTGTAACCAGTTATGGATGGAGCTCTTTTCAATTAGAATACGGCGCACTTTTCAATTAGTATCTACAGGAACGTCCTGCTATAGATAGAAACAGTGAAGAATACCGGCGAAACATAAAGAAGTGGAATGTCTTAAAATCCAGCGGATACATAGAGCAGGCTGTAAGGGAGTATATGAAATACACCGGAGCCGAACAGGGTGAAGCGACCGAATTTATAAACAACTTACAATAATTAGGTATGGATTTCAAAGATAACATTCTACAACTTGCAGAAAGAATTGAAAAACAAAAAGACGCCATTCAAACAGAGGAAGCTACGAAAAACGCATTTATCATGCCAATGATAGCGGCTCTCGGATATGATGTGTTCAATCCGTTTGAGGTCGTTCCGGAAATGGATTGTGACCTCACAAAGCGTGGAGACAAGATAGACTATGCGATTATGAAAGACAATCAACCGATACTTCTTATCGAGTGCAAGCATTGTTTACAGAAACTCGACCTGCATAGTACGCAGCTTTCCAAATATTATGCGGCCTCAAACGCACGCTTTGGAGTGCTAACCAATGGGATTGAATACAGATTCTACGCAGACCTGGATAAGACTAATATCATGGATGAAAAACCATTCTTGGTAGTGAATATGTTGGATTTGTCAGATTCAGACATTGAACAAATGAAGAAGTTCCATAAATCATACTATAATGAATCGGAAATTCTAAGCACGGCACAAGAACTGCAAATAACCATACAGATAAAGGAAATTCTGATAAAAAATTTCCAGTTGCCAGGAGACGAATTTACGAGGTATTTCGTTCGCTGCCTGAATGACGGCAGGTCAAATCCTAAGCTGATAGAGCAATACCGACCGATAATCAAGAAGTCTATTGCATCCGTTATAGGGAATGTGATTTCTGATAGGCTGACTACTGCGATGCAGGTTGAGGAATCCCAACCAACACAACAAGAGTTGCCTGACGGAGTAGTAGCAATAGATGAAAGACGGGGTATCGTAACCACACAGGAAGAGATAGATGCATACAATATCGTCAAAGACATCTTGAAACAATATGTGGATGAATCACGTATTCAATATATTGATTTCAAGAATTATTTCGCTATCAATCTCAATGGCGTATTCTGGTGGTGGATTTGTAGACTGTCGTTAAAACCACATAGTAAACGAATAGGTATTCCAATCAATGGCTACGGCAGTTGTGAATGGATTAAACTTGAAAGTATTGAGGATATACGCAAGCATCAAGATAAGCTAAAGATTGGATTTGATGTGGCTTTAGCTGCATACGAATATGATAAAAACAAGAGTTATAATAAGTAATTATGAATAACATTACTACTATCAGACGCCAAAGGAATTACATAGGGATATGTAGTAAATGTTCCTAAAAAACAAGAAAAGCGAAGTTCATCCGCTTTTCTGCACACTCTATTACTGACATGCAATACCTATATAATGACAATAGTCATTATTCCAACTTTCCAATATATGATACCTCATACGTTTTAGCGTCTATATGGTAATAGTATTTATTTAAAAACAATAGGTTTGTATGACAAATGATGTTCGTGCGATAAAGAACAAACTCGAGGAAAGTTCTAAGGAGATTGAATACTACACAAGGGAAATGAATGAGCACCTTCGAAAGATAGAAGAGAAACATTTGCCTTTATGATTATTTGCCTCTTTGTCTAATGGTACAACGAGGCTTTATCATATTTGGAACGCATTAAGGATACCGCCATTGGTGCACCCGTGAAAGGGCGTTTCATAGAATCATTATTCATTGGTCCTACCGATTGGGAACAAATGACAGACTTTATGAATCTTCGTATCCAGAAAGGAGAGGAAACGGCTTTGACTGAGTTTGACGGTGCCGGCAAGAGTCTTTCTGTATATGGGGTGTCGGTCAATAATAAATTTGACGTGCCGCATTGGGATATGACTATTATGGATACATTACTGGAAAAATATAGGCTTGCAAGCCACTTGTCGCTGGGCTTCATATGAGACCAAGCAACCAATGTACTCCCGCTATAATTGCCAAGCAAAATATAGCAATTAGTACATCCGTATTACAAATCCTTTAGCCATTTCTCTCCCGATTTAGTATATAACCAAATAAGAAAAGCTCCGCCTAAAATAGAACCTAATATAAAAAAAGCTGTAAGAGTCTCCATAATCCCTCCCTATTTTAAAATTTTGTTACCTATTAGAGAAAATATAATAGTAAAAATCGTACCGGCAATTATTAAGCTCCAATTTGTACTATTATCCATATTTGCATATATAGGTGTTAATCCGCCTAGTACGATGGCAGCAAAAGTTAGTTTGGCAAGGTCATAAAAGAATTTTCCAAGCGTCTCACGTCTTACCTTATCCTTTTCCTTAACTTCCTTTTTTATCTCTTGCTTATCACTCCAATTTCCCATAAATAAAATATAACTCATACAAAGAAAAGGGAAAATAAACAAATAAACAAATTGGTAATCATATTTATTATTTGATTTAAGGTATATTATCTAAAACTATTGCTTGTAATCTACTTGTTAAATTAATAATGCAGACCGCATTCGATTTCAATTCTTATACCCTGTTATATTTGTTATTCAAATAATATTCTTTATTTCTTGTTTTGTTTACTATTTTATTTACCTTTGCAGAAAACATTTTCAGATATGAATATATCAAAAGAAGGAATAGAGGTAACCAAACGTTTTTTTGAGGCAATAGATATGCTGAAGGCGCAGAAACGTATGCGCGGACTTCTTACGTTTACCAAAGCCCATAGCATTAACTATTGGAATATAAATACTGTCAGGAACCAACCGGATGTCAGTGTTTTAAAGCCGGAATGGATAACATATTTAGTGCTTGATTATGGCATTTCGGCAGAGTGGGTACTAACTGGACGGGGTGGGATGTTTAAGTAAAACACCGAAAAAACGAACCATTTACCCTAAAATAAATTCTTGCAATGTCTTGATAACTAAGCTAATGAATGTGATTTCCATGAAACCCTTCTAAGGCGTGGGTCTTGCGTTCGAATCGCAACGGAATCACTATTAACATCCGGTAACAGTTAAATGTTATCGGATTTTTCTTTTAAATAGCTGATATTAAACGTTTTACTTTCGCCCCGTTTAACTTTTAATAACCTGCCTGTGTAGGCATATTTGTAGGCATATCCCCTCTACAGGCATAAAATAGGCATATAAAAATGACGGCAATAAGAGTTGTAAGACAAGGCAAAAAAGGCAAAACCGACCGGCTCCCCCTGTATGTGGAATTTTATATCAACCGCGAGAAAATAAGGATCGCGGTAAGGTTAAGTGTCACCTCTAAAGAATGGGATGAGCAAAACGAAGTGATAAAAGGCCGGGACAAAGAAAGTAAGGATAAAAATTTAATCATCTCCAATATCCGTTCACGAGTAAGCGATATATTTGTCCGTGCCCGTCTTAAAAATGAGACGCTGACAAAAGAAAGTTTCTTCCGCCAGTATAACAATCCCTCCGATTTTGGTACCTTCTTTGATTTTGCACGGGTTTACCTCAAACAAATTAGCAAAACTATTTCTTTCGGTACCTGGAAACATCACGTTTCTATCATCAAGAAACTGGAAACATTCGCACCCGGCCTTGTATTTTCAGAGATTACCCACGAATTTCTCCTGTCTTTCTTTGCATATCTTCGCAAAATAGGTAACATGGATTCTACGGCATGGCGTAACATGGCTACTATCAAAATATATGTAGGTGCCGCCATACGCGGCGGTTATATGGACCAGGACCCGTTCGCGGCCATAAAGATACGTCGCCCCAAAAGTGAAGTTATATACCTGACGGAAGAAGAACTCCTCCGTCTGACCGCCTTGTACCGGTCCGGCCGCCTGGAAGAATGTACCCAGAACGTACTCCGTTTTTTTCTGTTTCTTTGTTTTACTTCTTTGCATATAGGCGATGCAAAAGCATTGCAGATAAACCAGTTCATAGGGAATGAACTACACTACACACGAGGTAAGACAAAAATACCGGTAACTGTACCCTTATCGGACCCGGCACGTTATATCTATGAATATTACCGGGCCGGACGTACAAAAGGTAACTTGTTTATGAACCTTCCCACGGATCAGGATATAAACCGGGTATTGAAAACAATAGCCGGTAAAGTAGGAATAACAAAGGATATCAGTTCAAAGACCGGGCGGCATACATTCGCTACCTTGTATTATAAGAAAACACATGATATCGTAACGCTATCCCACCTTTTGGGACATAGTTCTATAACTATGACAATGGTTTACGCACATGCTCTGGAAGATGAACGCGAAGCGGGAATACACGCCTTTGATGATATGTTATAACTAAAAGAGTGAAGGGGAAACGTGTTTCCCGCTTCCCCCTTCACTTTTTCTACTCCAACGTATAAACGCTCCAGTCTATCGCCTTTTTAAGTTCCCAGCCTTCCTTTTGTGTCTCCTGTATATGTTTCACGGCACCGGTGTAAAACTCTTGTAGTTGCTGCATACTTGCAAACTCGTAAAACGTCGGGTTGTCTTCTTCCCCGAGCTTGAAAGTAACAGGAAGGTTTTCCCCGCCTGTCTGCAAGGCAAGATCGTACGCCGTCTTATAATTCATCTGGTTCTCCATGGAAAGCCAAACTTTCAGGCCGTTCCATACGTACCCGCTTTCGATCGTGTCGGTTATCTTCCGGTTATACCATTCATTAATAACCGCCTTGATTTCTACCAGTGCGGGTAGATGATCGAACGTCTCTTCCATGTAACTACGTTGCACTCCTTCGGGTGTCTCTGTTTCCTGGTAATCCCACGTAATACGCCAGATTCCCCGGCGGCGGTTGGTACATCTTACCGGTTCCGCCTTGCTGTCTGCATAAATTCGTATCATTTCAAGTAAAATGTATAATT